CTCCACCCAGAGTCCCAGGACTCTCAGTACAGGAGTACTACGCCCTATGGGCGGAGGACTGTCTTCGTCTGCTATCAAAGATGGCAGAAAAAGATCCTAGAAACAAGTGTGTGCGACGATACCGTCGCAACCTTGATGTTCTATCCTTTCTGAGGGCCACCTGGGACGCTTTGCTTACATCTTACCAAGTGGTAAGGGGTAGGCACTTGCGGCGGTATGGTGTGATGCTCAATCCACTAAATAGTGGCTTGATCACTCACATTAACCGATTCCGCATTCGGCTGGTGAATAGGCCTTTTGAGACAGCTAAAGAGCTGAAACTGCAGTTCCAGGCCCAACGGGCATGGTACTTTGGGGGGCCGAAGCCCCACTGCAGGTACCTCAGGTTCCTATTCAAGGTTGATGGCTTGCAGGCATCATATGCCGCAAGGTCTCTACCACCAGCGCCAAAGGGAGAGGGAGGTCTTGAGGACCTGGTCGGGAGGCTAACTAGCCAACCTGCACCCGAGCCCCCCCTTTGGAGATCCTTTGTGAGGCATTATGTTGAGAGGTGGGGTCCGAAGCGGGCCCCCGAGCTCTTCACGATGCCTTCCTCCCATGCTGCACTTGGATATTCCAGGGCGGCTGGAGGACACATGACGGGCGTCCAGCACCTTGTGCTGGTGGGCTACGCCGTGTCCACATTGAGGTTCGGTGACTTTGCGCCCGAAGAGTCCGCATCCATCTCCAGAGTGGAGAGTGGGTCATATCTTCGGCTCCTGTCTGATCAAATGCATGATAAAGGTATCGATGAATTGTTCAGAGGGGACTGGGAGACCTTAGAGAAGGAACTCCCGGGCTCAGCCTCGGCCCTACAATACTACTTACGGGAAGGTGTGATCTATACCCTAGATAGGGTAAAGTATCTACCGATCCTTCCCATTGTAGCGGAGGAAAAGGGTCTGAAGACTAGATATCCTACAGCCAGTTTGACTGCAGCGAATCTGGTTCAACAGATCCTGAGACGGGTACTTGATCATATTATGGTCAATGATCCCCGATTCTCAAATGCCCTGGGTGGGCACCTAGACATGGACATGCGGGGCGAGGTTGGACCTTGGTATTCCCAAGATGCAACAGCCGCGACTGATCTCCATGCCCAGTGGCTGACCCAGGGGGTGTATGAAGAGGTGGCACGAAAATATCCCGTGCTGCAACCGTACAGTAAGTACTTTGACTTACTGTTTGGGCCCAAGAAACTCCTCGTGACTGGCACACCATATGTGACGTACCAGCAAGAGGAGCTGGCCCCGGTTAGCCTCTTCCGCCAATTCCCAAAAGCACCACTCCTCGATGATCATTATGTTGATGAACATAATGTAGTGAAGGGGCACCGATGGGATAAGTTCTCCGGAGAGAGAACCGCCACCATTATCCTCAAATTGATGGATAATTGGTTGGCCAAATTGGAGGACCTTGATGGGATCCTTACGAGTACTGGGCAGATGATGGGCGATCCCACATCTTTCCCCCCTCTAATGCTTCATACGCTGTTTGCAGCGACGAGGGCATTGGAGGCCTATCCTTACACCAAAGGTGAAAAGAAAGGGTACCATAAGGGCCTCAGAAGGTCTGACGTTGTGTTGAAGGGGGTGGGCGATGATGCCCAGAAGCCCCGATGGACATTGGAACGCATGTTGTATTACAACATGGTATTCACGTCCATGGGTGGTGCACTATCGATCGCGAAGTGCTTCCACCACCCAACACGGAGTATCATCGCGGAAGTCGTTCAAGAGAACGGCTTCACGGTTCCGATGCTCAACCTTGGCACACTTGTCGCCCCTCCTGGGGGTTCAAAGGGCCGTGTAACCTGGTGTAATCAATCCCTGGCAATTGCGGGGGATCCATCCTCACTAGGCTACGGCACGTTCCCTAAGTTCCTCTGGCGCTCATCCCCGTATTATTATACGTGGAGGCTGGCCGATAGGCTAGGGATACCGATAAGTGCGCCCGGCACCTATGGTGGCGTTGGAGTTCCAATCGTCCCCCATAGGAGCCAAACGGACCACACGGCATGGTTACAGTACCTCTCTCAAGCCAAAGTTGTTGACTTGATTGGAGGCCTGGGTTTGTCAATCGGCGAGCCTTCCTCATCCACGTGGTTGGATAAGGCGGCCCGAGGTTGGCTTTCCCAGGTGGTGGACACTTCTCGGAACCTTTCCGAGATGGGTGTGTCCCCTGTACTGAGCCAGTCAGTGTTGGACGACAGTGCGAACATACGTGTATCACTAAGTGATGCATATAGATCTGCACTGGGTCGTGTCCGAGCTACGGAATTTTATTTCCGACGTTCCTGCTTTCACGATGGTAGCAATCCCTCTGTGAGGGTGGCTGCCAGGAAGTTCCAGCAGAAAGTGAGAAAAGCTAAGCGTACCCGCGTTGCGGGATACGGCAAAACTATCTCTAGCTTGGAGGAGAAGTCGTCTTTGTACTTCTCCCGGTCAGGAGGCTTCTTGCCCGACCCATGGAAACCCCGTCCTGTTTCTTCATATGGTATGGAGAAATCTGGGGAGGTTAGAACGAGGTATATTGCCCCGTTTCTCCGTGGATTGGGTTAGCCCTGCTAACCATGCCTAAGCAAGCATACAAACTGCCAGTCCC